TGGAGGCGTCCCTAAGGTGCCTAGGAGCGCGTCTAAGCCCCGAAAAGGGGCGGAGGTGGCATTATGGCACCTGACCGACTGGCAGGGCGCAAAACGCACGACAACGTACAACAGCCAGGTCATGCGTGACCGGGTGCTCAGGTTCACCGACAAGGCCCACAAAATCACGGAGGTGCAACGGGCCGACCACCCAGTGCAGAACTGCGTCATAATGTTCGGTGGGGACATGGTTGAGGGGCTGTTCAACTTCCCCGGGCAAGCGTTTGAGATCGACGCAACCCTGTTCGAGCAGTACGTCACCGTGTCCCGCCTCATCGTTGATTGCGTCACCCAGGCATTAGGCATCTACGACAAGGTCACCGTCATTGCTGAATGGGGCAACCACGGGCGTATCGGTTCCAAGCGGGACAACGTCCCCAGATCCGACAACGTGGACCGAATGTGCTACTACTTGGCGGCATCCCTGCTGGAAGGCAATCCCCGCGTCGATTTCAGGGTGTCCGGCGAGGACATCCAGCGCGTGGAAATAGGGAACTACCGTGCCTTGTTGATTCATGGGGACGAGATTGGGCGAAACGGCTTTGCCAGCCCAATGACGATTGTGAACCACGCAAACCGTTGGCGCTCGGGTGCCTACCCATGGGAGTTCCGCGACGTCTATGTGGGGCACTATCACACCCACGCCGAATGGCCCATGGCGAACGGGGAAGGCAGCGTGTTCCAGACTGGGAGCACTGAGTCAGACAACCGTTACGCTGGGGTCATGTTGGCAGCTGCGTCGACACCGTCCCAACGGCTCCATTTCGTGGACCCGACGGCGGGCCGTGTCACCGCTGGATACAAGGTGTGGCTGGACTAATGGACGTCGTGAAGGTGCTGTGGGCTGATGCCCACGCCGGCGACGGCGGCTGGCAAGAGCTCGACGACTACCAGGACGACGGCGAAGTGCTCGTCCACACCGTCGGCTTCCGTGTAGATCCAGGGCAGCCGTCCTACAAGATTGGGCATATCACCGTGTGGCAAAGCCTGTCAGGGCGGGACGGCATCCACCCGTTCCACATCCCCGTTGACATGGTGCGCCACATTGTCATCTTGTGTTGCGTGGATTCTCTGTTAGATTCCTAGGCACGGCGATGTTTCTCCCGCCGAGGCTCCCCCGGGCGGCACGGTTTCCCCCTTTCCAGGTCCGCCCGGGGGTTTGCCGCATCCACCACCCGACCAGACAAGTTCTGTATGTTGACACCCTGAAAGGGGACACAATGGACACTGACAACGTGTACAGTCTCCCGCTCTGTCAACTGTGCGGGATGGTGTATGGACGCGAACGAGATCTCATGGCTGATTACGTTTCTCACGAGAACCGTGGCGAGGGGGGAAGCCGAGACGGACATACTTGTGCGTCTTGTAGCGAAACTCTCCGCCGCGCTGAGAGCATCGCAAAGCACCCCAGCAACCGGGGGCTGACCGATTAGGCGTCGAGCGGTGCTGTTCGCAGTGACCGCCACAATCGCCGCATTGGGGCCTGTAAGCCCCGCAGACGCGACTTGGAACCATCCGCTACCCAAAGACTGGTACGAGGCTTTGGCGCGCTGTGAGACCGGCCTAAACGTCAAGCACCGAACCCGCACCTATGTGACCGCGTTCGGGATGACCCGCCACGCGTTCAGCTTGTACGCCGACACCCACCCCAGCCGCGCCCACACCCTCACGTTCGCCCAACAAGCCCGAGTAGTGGACCGTCTGGCATGGTTCGGGCACACCGAAAACGGACGCAAACAGTGGCCCGTCGGACCGTGGGGGTGGGGATGCTTGAAAAACACCCCGAAACTGCGTATGGTCCTGTGCCGAAGCACGCACCCAAGGGTGCAGAAATGGAAAAGGGGATGCTAAATGGATGACACACAGCTCGCTATAGTGCTGATCACCGCCGCATGGATTTTGTGGTGGGTAGGGAACCAGTACAAGTAAGGGGAAACCAATGCTGACCAACACACCGACCATTGCGAGCCTGGCTGCGCAACTGAAAATGCGGGGCGAAATGCTTGACGCGTTCGGCCCGACCGCAGACGGCGAACTCATGCGCCTCGCAGGGGCCACACTGATTGAGTTTGAGCAGCTCATGGGCAAGCTTGTCCACCTGGAGGCCGAGGTCCGCCGCCTTGAGCGCGAAATCCACCATGCTTGAGAACTACGAGACAGTCGCCGAACGGCTTGCCCGCTGGCTTGACATGGAGCACGACGGCCAGCCCCGCGTCATCACTCATTTGGTCAGCGAACCAGGCACCGACATCTGCGTGTTCCGCGCCGAACTGTGGATTGACGGCACCCTGATCTCAACCGGATGGGCCGAAGAAGTGCGAGGGCAAGGCAATGTCAACAAGACATCACATCTGGAGAACTGCGAATCGAGCGCTCTCGGACGCGCGTTGGCTAATGCGGGTCTGGCTGGTTCGGACCCGTCTAAGCGTCCAAGCCGGGAGGAGATGTCTAAGGTGCAACGAACTGCGCCTATGGGGTCTGACACACGGCCGTTGCAAGGCGCCGCCACCGACAAACAAATCGGGTTGCTCAAGAGCCTTTACAAGGGTGCCGGGAAGATTCCGCCAGCAAACATCAACGAGTTGTCAAAGGCTGAGGCATCCCGACTGATTGAGGACATGAAGAACCAGGCCACCACCGACGAGGAACCGTTCTAATGGGAAACGAACTCGACCGGAACCTGCGTGAATGGGCTGACGCCATGATGAACTACCACGGCCCAACAGTGCCCCCGGTGCACCACAACGAATGCCGCCTGTATGTCTGCCACCGCCACTGTGAGGTGCTGTGGACCGAAATCATGCAACAGGTCGGTGAAAGCCTGCGTTGGGTGGTTGACGACATGAACGCAGGCAACGCCAACCCGGAGCACGTCATCAGGGAGGGCCGCGATGACTGAGCGCATTCCCGACGCGTCCGAGAAGATGTTTCAGGAGAAGGTCATCAAGCTCGCCAAAACCGCTGGCTGGCTGGTATTCCACACCCCCCCGTATTCGCCCAGGCACGGCGTCTGGAGATCCGCAGGCAAAGGCTTCCCAGACCTGTGCCTCACCCACTTGGGCAAGCGCCGCACCATCTTCGCTGAGCTGAAAACCGAGAAGGGCAAAATGTCAAAGGAGCAAGAGGATTGGGGTGTCGCCCTGATTGCGTCCGGTGCCGAATGGTATCTGTGGCGCCCCTCCGACATGGACGACATCACAAAGGTGCTGTGGTGACGGCCTGGGTTGCGTTCCTGTCGAGCGTGGCCATCATCATCATTGCTCTGCGCTGGGGCTAACCCAGCCCAACACAACTGATCCACGCATGTGACGTTCCCCGGTTGCACGGGGCGGGTCTTACACTCGGGAACGAGGGTAGAGCCCCACGCCTTCGGGCAGGGGTGCAGCGTATGAACGACACAAACACGAATGGCGACCGTCCCACACGAGTGAACATCCGGCGGCCAAGGAGACAAACCTAAACAGCGGGGGGACTGCGACCCACCGACCCGACCCGCACAACCGAGGCGCAAGCCCCCCGGGGGGCGACGCGCAATGGGGGGATGCCCTACACTCCCAACACAGGAGAACACACAATGCCCAAACGCACAAGCGACCCCACCTACCTACGCAACCGAGCCAGCATCCTCGCCGGCTCACCCCTCTGCCATTGGTGCGGCAACAACCCAGCCACCGAAGCAGACCACCTCATCGAACACGACAGAGGCGGCACCGACGACCTCGACAACCTCGTCCCCTCATGCCGGCCCTGCAACGCCAGACGCGGCCAAGCCTACCTCACCCGCCGAAACCAACTGACCCGCCTCCGCCGAGAGCAAGCAGTCACCCAAAACGGCACCGAAATCGGTTTTTTTCACGACCCGTCCCGCCCCCGAGCCCCTGCAGGGAGGATATCTTTTAGGAAGGGGGAGGGTGACCAAGTGAGTACGAGTAGCTCGGATCAGAACGAACTGGCGCTGACCGGTCGGGAGCAGCCCAGACTGGAGTCGGCCTGGGTGGGGGGGGACTCGTTTGGGGGTCAGGTCGCGGGGTGGGCTGCCACTCATTTGATGCCTTTGATGCCGTGGCAGGTGCATGCGGTGACGGGGATGCTTGAGCATGACGGTGGCCGGTTGCTGCGCCGCGAGGCGTTGGTCAGTACGGCTCGTCAGCAGGGTAAGTCGGTCCTGTTGACGTCGATGATTGGGTGGTGGGTGACTGAGCACGCGGCCCGGTTGGGGCGGCCCCAGCATGTGCTGTCTACAGCTAACCAACTGGACCGGGCGGAGGCCATCTTTAGTGCGCTCGCGCCGGTGCTGGTTGAGAGGTTCGGGGGGAAGCAGCTGCAGGCCATTGGGCGCAAGAAGGTGACGATGCCGGACGGCTCGACGTGGGAGATCCGCGCTGCTAGTGCCCGGTTGCACGGTGGTTCGTATGACCTGATCGTGGTGGACGAGCTGTGGAACATTGCCCCGTCAGTCATGGACGACGCGCTCAGGCCGTCAATGATTGCCCGACCCAACCCGTTGCTGGCCTGTTTCTCAACAGCGGGTGACATGTCCAGTCACAGCATGATTAACATGCGGGAACAAGCCCTGGCAGACATTGACGCCGGCAACCAGACCGACACCTACTTTGCGGAGTGGTCGATGCCGATGGGGGCCGACCCGAAAGATGAGCGGTGGTGGGGGTGGGCCAACCCAGCCCTCGGCACCACCGTCACCATTGAGGCGCTCAGGGCGGCGTCCAAAAAGGAGTCCTTTTTGCGGGCCCACCTGAACCAGTGGATCACCACCCGGGGCGCGATGCTGGACCCTGGGGTGTGGGACTCGTGCGCCACCACTAGGGCAATGCCGGGCGGTGGTGTCCTGGCTATTGACTCGTCGGTGGATGAGGCCCGCTATGTCGGCACCCGCGCCACTATGTGCGATGGGCGAGTCATGGTGGACGTTGAGTTCGTGGTGGATTCGGAGGACGCAATGTGGGCGGAAGTGGAACGCGTCATGATGGACAAGACCGTCAACCTGGCTGTGACTCCGACCCTTGAGCTGCACCTGCCACCGGAATACGCCCGCCGCTGCGGCCTTGTCGGCTACGGCGAACTACTCAAGTTCACCAGCCTTGTGCGCTCAATGATCCAAGAAGGGCGGGTCATCCACACCAATGCCCGCACCTTGTCGGAGCACATGAACCGTGCCGTCGGCGTCAAGACCGCGCAAGGGTATGTGCTGTCCAGCCAAAAATCCCCCGGGCCAATCGAGGTGGCACGAACCGCGGTGTGGGCCATCGCTTTGGTGAGCCGTCCACAAACAAAACAAAAACCCATGCTTGTTGTATCGTGATTGTGTAGGGTAAGTGGGCGAGTCCCGTGTCGGGCGGGGCTTGCACAAATCTCATGGCACTGTTCACGCGCAAAGAAACCAAAGCCCAGATCTCCCCGGTGGAGTCCCAGGTCCGTGCCGCTGTCGGCGGGTACAACCCGAACGCGTCAGGTGTCAGCCTTATCGGGCAGTACTACACCTACCAGGAAGGCGAGGCCCGCAACCGTGCAATGCAGGTGCCCGCAATCAGCCGTGCCCGTGACCTTCACGCCAACGTCCTGTCAGCGATGCCGTTGCGTATGTACCGCGAACGCTGGAACGACAGCAGCCGCGAAATGGAATCCGAGTACCTGGCACCCCGGTCATGGCTGCGCCGCCCCGACCCGTCCATCAGCTACGAAACCCTCATCTCGTGGACGTTCGACGACCTGTTCTTCTACGGCCGCGCATTCTGGTACGTCACCAGCCGCACCCAGGACGGCTACCCCGCATCATTCACACGCCTCCCGACCGGGTCAATCACAACCCCCGATCAAGCTGGCCCCGTCTGGTACGCACCCAGCAACGAGCTGTACTTCAACGGTGAAATGCTCGACCCTATCAACGTGGTCCAGTTCATCGGCTCAACCCAAGGACTGATCTACTCGTCCGAACAAAACATCGCCACCGCCCTGCGTATCGAGGACGCCCGACTCCGCAACGCTGCCTCGTCCATACCGTCCGGCATCCTCCGCCAGGTCGGTGGCGAACCCCTTAGCGCACAGGAACTAGCGGACCTGTCGGCAGCGTTCAACGCGGCCCGCGCCTCCAACCAGACCGCAGCCCTCAACGAGTTCCTGACCTACGAACCAACAAACGCCACCCCCGACAAAATGCTGCTGATCGAGTCGGCACAGTTTTCGGCTTTGCAGATGGCCCAGATTGCGAACATTCCGCCCTACCTGTTGGGTGTCCCCACCGGGTCATACGCCTACACAAACAGCCGCGAGTCGCGCTGGGATCTGTGGTTGTACGGCACGAAGGCATACGCCGAAGTGATTGCGTCCACCCTGTCCGCCAACAGCATCCTGCCGAACGGCACGTTCGTCGAGTTTGATTATGAGGCGTATCTCGGCGAAATGGACGACGCCAACACAAGCCGCGAAATGGTCGACGTGGAAGAAAACACCCAGGAGGATTTGGCATGATCCGTTTCACATCCGATTCTGTCAGCGTCAAGGCTGAGCAAGGCGAAACAGGGGAGCGCCGCATTGACGCCATCGCTGTCCCGTACAACGTGTTTGCCACCGTCTCAGGCGGTCAGGAAGTCATGTTCAAGCCCGGGTCGCTGCCGGTCGACGGCAAAGCCCCCCGCGTGTTCATGTACCACGACTCCAGCAAGCCCGTCGGCATTGTCGCTGAACGTGTCGACACCGACGAAGCCATGCTTGCCTCCATGCGGATTAGCCGCACCGCGCTCGGCGACGAGGCACTGGTCCTGGCAGCCGACGGCGTCATGGACGTGTCCGTCGGCGTCAACCCCATCGAGTACACCGAAGACAAGCAGGGCCGAATTACGGTCACCAAAGCTGAGTGGATGGAACTAAGTTTGGTCCCCATTCCCGCGTTCGCTGGTGCTACAATCACCGAAGTAGCCGCACAAGCGGCGTCAGATCCCGACGAATCCAACCCCCAAGAAACTCCAGAGGAGCACCCCGTGGAAGCAACACCCGCACAGGCAGAGGTCGTCGAGGCCGCAGCCATTCCGACCCCCGCACTGCCGGCACAGCCGAAGCGCAAGTTCGCCATGCCGTCCGCAGGTGAGTACCTCGCCGCGTTTCACATCGGTGGCGACACGTTCCGCAAGGTCAACGAGGCATTCGTCGAGGCCGCCAAGGACCGCCAGTCCGCACTGCAGGCCGCCGCAGGCGACGTGCTCACGACCGACACCCCCGGTCTTCTCCCGGTGCCGGTCCTCGGCCCCGTGTTCCAGGACCTCAACTACGTCCGCCCCGTCGTCGCCGCAGTCGGCGCCCGCGCGATGCCCGACGGTGGCAACCAGAAGACGTTCATTCGTCCGACGTGGACCACGCACACCAGCGTCGCCGCCCAGTCCCCGGAACTGAACCCCGTGTCGGCCACCACGCCGGTGATCGCGTCCAACGTCGTCAGCAAGACCACCCTTGCCGGTCAGGTCACCCTGTCGGTGCAGGACATCGACTTCACCAGCCCGGCCGCCATGGAAATCATCCTGCGTGACCTCGCCTCGCAGTACCTCCTGGCTTCGGACAACGTCGCCGCTGACGCCATCACCTCAGGTGCATCCGCCTCAGGCTCCACCTGGACGTTCAACACGACCGACCCGTCCACGCTGATCACCGCGCTGTACGACGCCGCCACCGACATCCTCAGCGCCAGCAACTTCCTCCCCGACCACGTCTTCGTTTCGCCGAACGTGTGGAAGCTCCTCGGACAGCAGCTTGACGCCGACAAGCGCCCCGTGTTCCCGTACGCCGGCGCCGCCGGTCTCATGGGCGTCAACGGTGCAGGTGCCGCCAACATCACCCAGGCCAACACGTTCAACCCGTTCGGCCTTAACCTGGTGGTGGACCGCAACTTCGCCAACAACACGATGGTCGTCGCCAAGGGTTCCGCCATCGAGTTCTACGAGCAGATCCGCGGCCTCATGTCCGTGGAGGCGCCGTCCACGCTGGGCCGCACCTTCTCGTACTACGGCTACGTCGCCACGTTCATCGCAGACAGCGACCTCGTCAAGTCCATCACCGTCTCGCCCTGATCCGGGCCTGAGGGACTAGTCATGTCGGAGATTGCGTACGTCGTCCGGGCCATGCGTCTGGACGACTACGCAGTCATCCAACTACTGACCAACGTTGACGTTACCGTCAGCCAAGAAATCGAAATAGCCGGTGTCGGCGCAGGCTTCAACGACTCAGGCGTCATCGTCACGGCGCTGCCCCAGTACGAGTTCATCGGGGTGGACAACCTTGGCGAACTGCAGTTCAACTACGAGAACCCGATACCGAATCAGGTTCTGTACCAGAACCCGGGCACAAACGTCACCTACTACGCAGTTGATCCGTACGGAACGCTGGAATGGAACCCTGTTTGCACATGGATTACCAGCACCAACGTGACCGAATGGCTGGGTATTTCGGTCGCCACTGCCAATGACACCGCGTTCATCACGAAGTGCGTGTCGGCTGCCAACGCGTTTGCGTATCGGCGCAGACAGGAATCGGGCTACTTGACCGATGAACTGCACACCAGCCCCGGCGGCGACGTAACCCTTGGAACCATCATGTACGCCGCACTGCTGTACAGGGAACGCGGATCCGCAGACTCGTTCGCATCGTTTGACTCGATGGGGACGTTCCCTGTGCCGTCAGCCCTTGGGCGCATCCTCCAGTTGCTGGGTGTCGGCCGTCCGCAGGTTGCGTAATGGCTGCCACCGGCATCCTGTGGGACGCGGTCAACGCCACCAAAACCGCGCTAGTGGCCCTGAACCTCGGCTACGAGGTTGTCACGGACCCACGCAACGCCCGCCCCATGACCCTGTTTCTGGAGCTTCCCACCGTCGAGGCGTTCACCTACAACGTCGGCGACATCACCCTCGTTATTCGCATCTGCGCCCCACCGCCCGGCAACCAGGACGCATCTGACTGGTTGCTGACACAAGCAGATAAAATAATGAACAGTTCAATAGCCGTGACAGACCTCCGCCCGTCTGTCATGATTATTGGCGGCGGTCAGGAACTGCCGACATACGACCTCACCGTGCGGGTAGCCGTACGGCGCAACTAGCAAAAGGACAACCCATGGCCACCAGCACATTCCTTTCCAACGCGACGGTGAACATCACCCAGGGCGTCACCACGACCGACCTGTCGGATCAGTGCCGCAGCGTCACCATCACCGTCGGCCAGGACCCGCTGGAGTCAACCGCCATGGGCGACACCGGGCACCGTTTTGTCGGCGGCCTTCAGAGCGTCGAGGTCACGCTCGAGATGTTCCTGTCGTACGGCGCATCCGAGGTGGAAGGCGTCCTGTCGTCCTGTGTCGGCACCGGCACCACCGTCCTGACCATCAGCCCGTCCGGAACCACAGAGTCGGCCACCAACCCCGAGTACGTCATCACCAACGCCATGCTGGAGAACTTCACCCCCATCGCCAGCACCGTCGGCGAGCTTGCCATGGTCACCGCCACGTTTACCGGCGGCACCTGGGTCCGCGACGTCACCTGATCCCCAACCTAAGGAGAAACCATGCAACTGAACCTGCATGTCACCACCAACGACGGCGACGACTACACAGTCACTACCAACCTGTTCGTCGTTGTTGCGTGGGAACGCAAATACAAGCGGAAAGCGTCCGAACTGTCAGCCGGCATCGGCGTCGAGGACCTGGCGTTTATGGCGTACGAATCCTGCAAACAGTCAGGCATCACCGTTCCCGCCGTGTTTGACGACTACATCAAGAAGCTCGCCGCTATCGAGGTTGTGGGGCAGGAACCCGAAAACCCTTCCTGAAAGGCTCGTACCACTACTCGCTAGCGGTGGTGCTGGTTTCCACCGGGTACTGGCCTCCACAGATACCTTTTGAGGGGCGCGACCTGGCGACAGTGGTTACAATCTTGAACGAGCAAGCAAGGAAACAGCGATGACTGCCAGCATGAACCTAGAAATTGGTGGTGCCAAAGACGCAATCAAAGCTTTGCGCAGAATTGACCCCGAACTGCGGAAACAGTTCAACAGGGACGCCGCCCAGATCATGAAACCTGCGTTGGACCGCATCAAAGCGTCGTACCCAGAACAACTGCCGTCAGGCATGCAACGCGCATGGAAAATGCGTTCAGGGTTCGCGCAATTCCCGTACGACGTCAAGAAAATGCGTCGAGGCGTCAAGTTCAAGATTGACACCCGCCGCAAGTCAGCCACCGTCATGCGTTTGGTGCAGACCGAACCGTCAGCTGTGTTCATTGAGTTTGTGGGCCGTAAACAAATGCCTCGAATCTCTCAGGTGTTGACTCGGTTCTATGGACCGCCCGGACGTTTCATGTGGCCAGCCGCCGAAAAAGCAATTCCCGACGTCATTGACGAATTAAAAAAGCGTGTCTTTAAGGCCACGCGTGACGTACAGGACGCCCTCTAATGGCAATAACTATCCCCATCATTTCCGAGTACGACGGCAAGGGCGTCAAAAAGGCGATTCACGAGTTCAAGCAGCTGGAAACCACGGGCGAGAAAGCCCAGTTTGCGTTGAAGAAAGCGGCGCTCCCGGCAGCTGCCGCCATGGGTGCGTTGACTGTTGCCATGGGGGACGCGGTCAAGGCCGCTATTGACGACGAGAAATCCCAGCAGATGCTTGCCCGCCAGTTGAAGGCCACGACCGGGGCAACCGATGACCAAATCAAGAGCGTTGAGAAGTACATCAGCGCCCAGGGCCGAAATCTCGGCATCACAGACGATCAGCTGCGCCCCGCGCTCGCGGGGCTGGTCCGTGTCACTAAGGATGTCAATGAGGCGCAGAACGCTGCCAGCCTCGCCATGGACATTGCCGCCGCCAAGGGTGTCAGCCTGGAAACGGTCAGCAAAGCGCTGGAACGCGCCTACGGGGGCAACACGGCAGCGCTAGCCAAGCTCGACCCGTCGGTGCGCGACATGATCAAGGGCGGCGCCACCCTTGAGGAAGTGTTTGCCAAGATGTCAAGCACGTTCGGGGGGGCCGCCAAGGAAGCGAGCAATACCGCTGCGGGCGGGTTTGCCAAACTCAAGCTGTCTCTTGATGAGACAAAGGAGTCCATTGGGGCGGCACTGTTGCCGGTGCTTCAGAGGGTGCTGCCGTATCTGCAGAAGGCTGCGGATTGGGCGCAGGACAACCCGAAAGCGTTTACCATCATTGCGGGCACTATTGGCGCGGTCGCTACTGCCATCCTTGCCGTCAACGCGGCAATGGCCCTCAACCCGTTCGGCCTCATTGCCGTCGGTATCGCCGCCCTCGTCACCGGCATCACAGTTGCGTATACAAAATTTGAGGGTTTCCGCAATGTCGTCCGCAACGTCGTAAACGGGCTGGCAACCTATTTCGAGTTTATGGCTAACGCATGGATCAAAGCCATCAACCTTGTCATTCGTGGTATCAACATTGTCAACCCTGGCAAGGATGTGCCCAGCATTCCGGCAGTGTCGCTGGGGCGCCTTGGCGGTGAGGGCGGTGGCGGCACAGGCAGCGCCCGCCAGTTCGAGTCGCCGGTGTCGTCGTCTGGGTCAACCGCTGCGGTGGTGCCCAGCCTTGGTGCGGGGGTTGTGGCTGGCGCAGCGTCGCGGGCAACAGGGGGTGGCGGTGCAGCTGCGGCTGCGCCCCGCCTGACCGGTCCCGACGGCTATGTCGGCCCTGGCTATGGCGAAATCCCCATCTCCATGTTGAGCCTGAACCAGATTGACCCGTCTATCGGTGGTACTCAGGGGCAAACCATTGTGAACGTGCAGGTGGATGGTGGTGATCCGCAGTCGGTGGTGGACGCTATCCAGCGGTGGACCCGCCAGAACGGGCCGTTGCCGATTGCGGTGACGTACTAGGCCATGGCTATCCCGTACTGGACGGCTGAACTACCGGGCCCCGTCTCAATTACGAACATTCAGACGGTGACGGTCACATCGGGGCGTCGAGTCCTGACCGACTTCTACGCTGCAGGCCGTGCCACCATCAACGGACGCCGCCCGGACCTGTTGCCGACCATCAACATTGGCGACACTGTCACTCTGCGCTTGTACAACCCGAACACGACCCCAACGTCGTTGGTGGTTCTGCCGTTGCGGGTAGCAGACCTACAGATTACTTATGGCGCGGTGCCCGCCATGGACACCTGGACGCTCTCGCTGGAGGACGCGTTCGCCACATTGGGGCGGGGCCGCATCACCCGCACCTGGTCCGCTGGCACCACAACCGAAGTTGCCTTTGAGGATGTTTGCACCGACCTCGGGTTGAGTTACAACAGTGTCGTGTCGCAGGCACCGAAGACGTTGTCAGCGACCACTGTGACCGACGAAAACGCGTTGAACGTCATGCAAACCATTGTCAACACGGAGCAGGGGTTGCTGTACGCATACAGCACAGGGTTGGCGTTGTATACGCGGGGCTGGCAGCAATACACCACGTTTTACGCGTTCGGGGATGCTGGCGGTGCCAACACGACGTACCAGCAGGTCCAGTTCATGTCGATGGCTGACAACTACGCCACCTACGTTCTGGTCACCATCAACGGGGGCACCCCAACGGTGGCGGGCACGGGGGACTATTCGTACCGGCTCGACACTTACGCATTGAACAGCTCTGAGGCGTTGTCGGTGGCGCAGTATGTTCAGGGGGCGTTGCAGGACACGACGGCGGTGCCGAACACGTTGTCGGTGCTGTTGAACACGGAAACCTCGACCCGGACGCTGGACGCGATCAACAACCAGTCGGGCGTGACCCTGACGTTGCGGGGTCAGACGTACACCGCAAACATTATTGGTTTTACGATTAGCAGCACCCCTGAGCAGACCAGGGTGACGTTCCAGTTGGCGGGGACTGAGCAATACAACTATTTGGTGTTGAACAACAGTGTTTACGGCACCCTCGATAACAACAGGTTAGGATTCTGAGTATGGCTATCAAAACGTTTTCGGTGGGTGAGGTGTTGACTGCGTCGGATACGAACACGTTTCTGGCGAACAGCGGCCTCGTGTACGTCGCGTCCAAAACGTGGACTAGTACCACTAACGCCCAGCAAATTGATTCGTGCTTCACTAGCACCTACGACAATTACCGTTTGGTGTTGACCGCAACTAGCAACCAAAGCACCCCGGCATACATGTATTACCAAATGGTCGACGGAACGACGGCATACGCTGGAGCGCAGTATTTTGCGAATCCGGTCTACTCGTTTACCGGTGGAGCGCCAACCGCAAACTGGAATACATTCGTCACCGTTGGGTATGCAGGCTGGATTGGGGATAACAACACCTCAATCATTTTTGACATCTCTAGCCCACAGGTAGCGGGTGCCGTCACCGTCGTCAATGGTTCGTGCGTCTCATTCGCAACATCTAACGCACTAAACGGAACCATTTATGGTTTCGTAAACCAAACGACGCAATACGAAGGAATCAAACTGGGCATGGCGGCTGGCGTCACTTGGGCTGGCACCGCGACAATTTACGGCTATCGAAAGGCTTAGTTATGGATGACCGCTACAAAGTGTCCGTGTTTGACGTTGCAACAGGCGAAACATACGAACGCGACATGACCCCCGAAGAAATTGCCGCACTCCCCGAACCGACTGAAAGCCCAGAATGATCACCTCCGCGCAATACGCCGTCACCGACACCCCCACCAAGATCGCGTCATCAGCTGTCGGGCACCGCACCGTCCACGTCGCCCCCGTCGGCAACACATCCGTGTACCTCGGCAACGCCACCGTCACCTCCACGACGGGCTACATCCTGACCAAAGCCGCGGGCCAGCACGACATCATCCTCAGCCCCGGCGACGAGCTGTACGTCGTCTGCGCCACCGGGCAAACCGAAACCGTCACCATCCTAATCAGCGAAAACTAAGCCATGATTCTGCAGAACCCCAGCAAAGCGCTAATTGCCCTGGTTGCCCTCATCTGCGTCACCGTCCTCATCGCAGTCGGCCAAATCGACTCCGACCAAGGACTGCCCATCATCACCATGATTGTCGGCTACGCAGTCGGCAACGGCATCGCCGCCAAAAAGGGTGACCCGGTCGAACCCATTATCGGCCGCAAATAACGTCATGACGAAAAAGCGGGGGTACACAGGTACCAGCGATGGGGCCGCCCCCGGTCGTCGAGCAGGAACCGAGAAGCTGAAAGAGCTGCTCCGCAAACGGTACGGGCTCGGCTGCCTGGGCACCTGGGTGGTGCGCGACAAGCGCGGCAAACCCGGCGACCTGTCCGTCCACGCCACGGGCCGCGCCCTCGACATCTACTACGAAAAGCGGGAAACAGGGCGTTACGTCATGGAATGGCTCGTCCGCCACGCCGACCAGCTCGGGGTCGAGTTCATCGGGGATTACCAGTACGGCAACCACGGCAGGGGATGGCGTTGCGATCGCGGTGCCTGGCAGGTGTACGCCAAACCGACCCTCGGTCCTGGCGGGCAATGGTTCCACCTTGAGATTGCCCCCAAAATGGCTGACGACCCTGTTACCTTGGAGCGTGTATTCAGGGCATTGCCCAAGTAATCCACAACCCAAAGGGGACAGCATGGGACTCATGGACGAACTGAAACTGGAGCATTGGGGGCCACCCAACAAGTGTTCGGTGCACAAACTGGCGAACACGATGCCACCGAAAGACCGGGACGAACTGCTCCAGGCCGTGAACGACGGGGTGGTGCCCGCCACCGTCATCGAGCGCGTCCTCCTGAAGCGGGGGCTGATCCTGAAGGGGCATGCCATCCAGAGGCACCGGCGAAAGGACTGTGGCTGTGAGTGACTACGACATCGCCGCCGAACTGGAAGAGGTCCGCCGCGCCCTGATTGCCACCCAGCGGCAACTGGCAAAACACAAGGCCCGCACGGAGGAGCTGACCGCCGCAGCCTACGAAGGCGCGAAGCAGGCCATGCTTGCCCTTGGAGGCGTCCCTAAGGTGCCTAGGAGCGCGTCTAAGCCCCGAAAAGGGGCGGAGGTGGCATTATGGCACCTGACCGACTGGCAGGGCGCAAAACGCACCACAACGTACAACAGCCAGGTCATGCGGGACCGGGTGCTCAGGTTTACCGACAAGGCCCACAAAATCACGGAGGTGCAGCGGGCCGACCACCCAGTGCAGAACTGCGTGATCATGTTCGGCGGGGACATGGTTGAGGGGCTGTTCAACTTCCCCGGGCAGGCGTTTGAGATTGACGCAACCCTGTTTGAGCAATACGTCACCGTGTCCCGCCTCATCGTTGACTGCGTGACCCAGGCATTGGGCATCTACGACAAAGTCACCGTGATAGCTGAGTGGGGCAACCACGGACGTATCGGCTCAAAACGGGACAACGTCCCCAGATCCGACAACGTGGACCGAATGTGCTACTACCTGGCGGCATCCCTGCTGGAAGGCAACCCCCGCGTCGACTTCAGGGTGTCCGGCGAGGACATTCAGCGGGTGGAAATAGGCAACTACCGTGCCTTGTTGATTCATGGGGACGAAATTGGGCGAAACGGCTTCGCCAGCCCAATGACGATTGTGAACCACGCCAACCGTTGGCGGTCCGGTGCCTACCCGTGGGAGTTTCGCGACGTGTACGTCGGGCACTATCACACCCACGCCGAATGGCCCATGGCGAACGGGGAAGGCAGCGTCTTCCAGACCGGGAGCACTGAGTCAGACAACCGTTACGCTGGGGTCATGTTGGCAGCTGCGTCGACACCGTCCCAACGACTCCATTTCGTGGACCCGACGGCGGGCCGTGTCACCGCTGGATACAAGGTGTGGCTGGACTAATGGACGTGGTCAAGGTGCTGTGGGCCGACGCCCACGCCGGCGACGGCGGCTGGCAAGAGCTCGACGACTACCAGGACGACGGCGAAGTGCTGGTGCACACCGTCGGGTTCCGTGTGGATCCGGGCCAACCGTCGTACAAGATTGGGCATATCACCGTGTGGCAAAGCCTGTCAGGGCGAGACGGCATCCACCCGTTCCACATCCCCGTCGACATGGTGCGCCACATTGTCATCTTGTGTTGCGTGGATTCTCTGTTAGATTCCTAGGCACGGCGATGTTTCTCCCGCCGAGGCTCCCCCGGGCGGCACGGTTTCCCCCTTTCCAGGTCCGCCCGGGGGTTTGCCGCATCCACCACCCGACCAGACAAGTTCTGTATGTTGACACCCTGAAAGGGGACACAATGGACACTGACAACGTGTACAGTCTCCCGCTCTGTCAACTGTGCGGGATGGTGTATGGACGCGAACGAGATCTCATGGCTGATTACGTTTCTCACGAGAACCGTGGCGAGGGGGGAAGCCGAGACGGACATACTTGTGCGTCTTGTAGCGAAACTCTCCGCCGCGCTGAGAGCATCGCAAAGCACCCCAGCAACCGGGGGCTGACCGATTAGGCGTCGAGCGGTGCTGTTCGCAGTGACCGCCACAATCGCCGCATTGGGGCCTGTAAGCCCCGCAGACGCGACTTGGAACCATCCGCTACCCAAAGACTGGTACGAGGCTTTGGCGCGCTGTGAGACCGGCCTAAACGTCAAGCACCGAACCCGCACCTATGTGACCGCGTTCGGGATGACCCGCCACGCGTTCAGCTTGTACGCCGACACCCACCCCAGCCGCGCCCACACCCTCACGTTCGCCCAACAAGCCCGAGTAGTGGACCGTCTGGCATGGTTCGGGCACACCGAAAACGGACGCAAACAGTGGCCCGTCGGACCGTGGGGGTGGGGATGCTTGAAAAACACCCCGAAACTGCGTATGGTCCTGTGCCGAAGCACGCACCCAAGGGTGCAGAAATGGAAAAGGGGATGCTAAATGGATGACACACAGCTCGCTATAGTGCTGATCACCGCCGCATGGATTTTGTGGTGGGTAGGGAACCAGTACAAGTAAGGGGAAACCAATGCTGACCAACACACCGACCATTGCGAGCCTGGCTGCGCAACTGAAAATGCGGGGCGAAATGCTTGACGCGTTCGGCCCGACCGCAGACGGCGAACTCATGCGCCTCGCAGGGGCCACACTGATTGAGTTTGAGCAGCTCATGGGCAAGCTTGTCCACCTGGAGGCCGAGGTCCGCCGCCTTGAGCGCGAAATCCACCATGCTTGAGAACTACGAGACAGTCGCCGAACGGCTTGCCCGCTGGCTTGACATGGAGCACGACGGCCAGCCCCGCGTCATCACTCATTTGGTCAGCGAACCAGGCACCGACATCTGCGTGTTCCGCGCCGAACTGTGGATTGACGGCACCCTGATCTCAACCGGATGGGCCGAAGAAGTGCGAGGGCAAGGCAATGTCAACAAGACATCACATCTGGAGAACTGCGAATCGAGCGCTCTCGGACGCGCGTTGGCTAATGCGGGTCTGGCTGGTTCGGACCCGTCTAAGCGTCCAAGCCGGGAGGAGATGTCTAAGGTGCAACGAACTGCGCCTATGGGGTCTGACACACGGCCGTTGCAAGGCGCCGCCACCGACAAACAAATCGGGTTGCTCAAGAGCCTTTACAAGGGTGCCGGGAAGATTCCGCCAGCAAACATCAACGAGTTGTCAAAGGCTGAGGCATCCCGACTGATTGAGGACATGAAGAACCAGGCCACCACCGACGAGGAACCGTTCTAATGGGAAACGAACTCGACCGGAACCTGCGTGAATGGGCTGACGCCATGATGAACTACCACGGCCCAACAGTGCCCCCGGTGCACCACAACGAATGCCGCCTGTATGTCTGCCACCGCCACTGTGAGGTGCTGTGGACCGAAATCATGCAACAGGTCGGTGAAAGCCTGCGTTGGGTGGTTGACGACATGAACGCAGGCAACGCCAACCCGGAGCACGTCATCAGGGAGGGCCGCGATGACTGAGCGCATTCCCGACGCGTCCGAGAAGATGTTTCAGGAGAAGGTCATCAAGCTCGCCAAAACCGCTGGCTGGCTGGTATTCCACACCCCCCCGTATTCGCCCAGGCACGGCGTCTGGAGATCCGCAGGCAAAGGCTTCCCAGACCTGTGCCTCACCCACTTGGGCAAGCGCCGCACCATCTTCGCTGAGCTGAAAACCGAGAAGGGCAAAATGTCAAAGGAGCAAGAGGATTGGGGTGTCGCCCTGATTGCGTCCGGTGCCGAATGGTATCTGTGGCGCCCCTCCGACATGGACGACATCACAAAGGTGCTGTGGTGACGGCCTGGGTTGCGTTCCTGTCGAGCGTGGCCATCATCATCATTGCTCTGCGCTGGGGCTAACCCAGCCCAACACAACTGATCCACGCATGTGACGTTCCCCGGTTGCACGGGGCGGGTCTTACACTCGGGAACGAGGGTAGAGCCCCACGCCTTCGGGCAGGGGTGCAGCGTATGAACGACACAAACACGAATGGCGACCGTCCCACACGAGTGAACATCCGGCGGCCAAGGAGACAAACCTAAACAGCGGGGGGACTGCGACCCACCGACCCGACCCGCACAACCGAGGCGCAAGCCCCCCGGGGGGCGACGCGCAATGGGGGGATGCCCTACACTCCCAACACAGGAGAACACACAATGCCCAAACGCACAAGCGACCCCACCTACCTACGCAACCGAGCCAGCATCCTCGCCGGCTCACCCCTCTGCCATTGGTGCGGCAACAACCCAGCCACCGAAGCAGACCACCTCATCGAACACGACAGAGGCGGCACCGACGACCTCGACAACCTCGTCCCCTCATGCCGGCCCTGCAACGCCAGACGCGGCCAAGCCTACCTCACCCGCCGAAACCAACTGACCCGCCTCCGCCGAGAGCAAGCAGTCACCCAAAACGGCACCGAAATCGGTTTTTTTCACGACCCGTCCCGCCCCCGAGCCCCTGCAGGGAGGATATCTTTTAGGAAGGGGGAGGGTGACCAAGTGAGTACGAGTAGCTCGGATCAGAACGAACTGGCGCTGACCGGTCGGGAGCAGCCCAGACTGGAGTCGGCCTGGGTGGGGGGGGACTCGTTTGGGGGTCAGGTCGCGGGGTGGGCTGCCACTCATTTGATGCCTTTGATGCCGTGGCAGGTGCATGCGGTGACGGGGATGCTTGAGCATGACGGTGGCCGGTTGCTGCGCCGCGAGGCGTTGGTCAGTACGGCTCGTCAGCAGGGTAAGTCGGTCCTGTTGACGTCGATGATTGGGTGGTGGGTGACTGAGCACGCGGCCCGGTTGGGGCGGCCCCAGCATGTGCTGTCTACAGCTAACCAACTGGACCGGGCGGAGGCCATCTTTAGTGCGCTCGCGCCGGTGCTGGTTGAGAGGTTCGGGGGGAAGCAGCTGCAGGCCATTGGGCGCAAGAAGGTGACGATGCCGGACGGCTCGACGTGGGAGATCCGCGCTGCTAGTGCCCGGTTGCACGGTGGTTCGTATGACCTGATCGTGGTGGACGAGCTGTGGAACATTGCCCCGTCAGTCATGGACGACGCGCTCAGGCCGTCAATGATTGCCCGACCCAACCCGTTGCTGGCCTGTTTCTCAACAGCGGGTGACATGTCCAGTCACAGCATGATTAACATGCGGGAACAAGCCCTGGCAGACATTGACGCCGGCAACCAGACCGACACCTACTTTGCGGAGTGGTCGATGCCGATGGGGGCCGACCCGAAAGATGAGCGGTGGTGGGGGTGGGCCAACCCAGCCCTCGGCACCACCGTCACCATTGAGGCGCTCAGGGCGGCGTCCAAAAAGGAGTCCTTTTTGCGGGCCCACCTGAACCAGTGGATCACCACCCGGGGCGCGATGCTGGACCCTGGGGTGTGGGACTCGTGCGCCACCACTAGGGCAATGCCGGGCGGTGGTGTCCTGGCTATTGACTCGTCGGTGGATGAGGCCCGCTATGTCGGCACCCGCGCCACTATGTGCGATGGGCGAGTCATGGTGGACGTTGAGTTCGTGGTGGATTCGGAGGACGCAATGTGGGCGGAAGTGGAACGCGTCATGATGGACAAGACCGTCAACCTGGCTGTGACTCCGACCCTTGAGCTGCACCTGCCACCGGAATACGCCCGCCGCTGCGGCCTTGTCGGCTACGGCGAACTACTCAAGTTCACCAGCCTTGTGCGCTCAATGATCCAAGAAGGGCGGGTCATCCACACCAATGCCCGCACCTTGTCGGAGCACATGAACCGTGCCGTCGGCGTCAAGACCGCGCAAGGGTATGTGCTGTCCAGCCAAAAATCCCCCGGGCCAATCGAGGTGGCACGAACCGCGGTGTGGGCCATCGCTTTGGTGAGCCGTCCACAAACAAAACAAAAACCCATGCTTGTTGTATCGTGATTGTGTAGGGTAAGTGGGCGAGTCCCGTGTCGGGCGGGGCTTGCACAAATCTCATGGCACTGTTCACGCGCAAAGAAACCAAAGCCCAGATCTCCCCGGTGGAGTCCCAGGTCCGTGCCGCTGTCGGCGGGTACAACCCGAACGCGTCAGGTGTCAGCCTTATCGGGCAGTACTACACCTACCAGGAAGGCGAGGCCCGCAACCGTGCAATGCAGGTGCCCGCAATCAGCCGTGCCCGTGACCTTCACGCCAACGTCCTGTCAGCGATGCCGTTGCGTATGTACCGCGAACGCTGGAACGACAGCAGCCGCGAAATGGAATCCGAGTACCTGGCACCCCGGTCATGGCTGCGCCGCCCCGACCCGTCCATCAGCTACGAAACCCTCATCTCGTGGACGTTCGACGACCTGTTCTTCTACGGCCGCGCATTCTGGTACGTCACCAGCCGCACCCAGGACGGCTACCCCGCATCATTCACACGCCTCCCGACCGGGTCAATCACAACCCCCGATCAAGCTGGCCCCGTCTGGTACGCACCCAGCAACGAGCTGTACTTCAACGGTGAAATGCTCGACCCTATCAACGTGGTCCAGTTCATCGGCTCAACCCAAGGACTGATCTACTCGTCCGAACAAAACATCGCCACCGCCCTGCGTATCGAGGACGCCCGACTCCGCAACGCTGCCTCGTCCATACCGTCCGGCATCCTCCGCCAGGTCGGTGGCGAACCCCTTAGCGCACAGGAACTAGCGGACCTGTCGGCAGCGTTCAACGCGGCCCGCGCCTCCAACCAGACCGCAGCCCTCAACGAGTTCCTGACCTACGAACCAACAAACGCCACCCCCGACAAAATGCTGCTGATCGAGTCGGCACAGTTTTCGGCTTTGCAGATGGCCCAGATTGCGAACATTCCGCCCTACCTGTTGGGTGTCCCCACCGGGTCATACGCCTACACAAACAGCCGCGAGTCGCGCTGGGATCTGTGGTTGTACGGCACGAAGGCATACGCCGAAGTGATTGCGTCCACCCTGTCCGCCAACAGCATCCTGCCGAACGGCACGTTCGTCGAGTTTGATTATGAGGCGTATCTCGGCGAAATGGACGACGCCAACACAAGCCGCGAAATGGTCGACGTGGAAGAAAACACCCAGGAGGATTTGGCATGATCCGTTTCACATCCGATTCTGTCAGCGTCAAGGCTGAGCAAGGCGAAACAGGGGAGCGCCGCATTGACGCCATCGCTGTCCCGTACAACGTGTTTGCCACCGTCTCAGGCGGTCAGGAAGTCATGTTCAAGCCCGGGTCGCTGCCGGTCGACGGCAAAGCCCCCCGCGTGTTCATGTACCACGACTCCAGCAAGCCCGTCGGCATTGTCGCTGAACGTGTCGACACCGACGAAGCCATGCTTGCCTCCATGCGGATTAGCCGCACCGCGCTCGGCGACGAGGCACTGGTCCTGGCAGCCGACGGCGTCATGGACGTGTCCGTCGGCGTCAACCCCATCGAGTACACCGAAGACAAGCAGGGCCGAATTACGGTCACCAAAGCTGAGTGGATGGAACTAAGTTTGGTCCCCATTCCCGCGTTCGCTGGTGCTACAATCACCGAAGTAGCCGCACAAGCGGCGTCAGATCCCGACGAATCCAACCCCCAAGAAACTCCAGAGGAGCACCCCGTGGAAGCAACACCCGCACAGGCAGAGGTCGTCGAGGCCGCAGCCATTCCGACCCCCGCACTGCCGGCACAGCCGAAGCGCAAGTTCGCCATGCCGTCCGCAGGTGAGTACCTCGCCGCGTTTCACATCGGTGGCGACACGTTCCGCAAGGTCAACGAGGCATTCGTCGAGGCCGCCAAGGACCGCCAGTCCGCACTGCAGGCCGCCGCAGGCGACGTGCTCACGACCGACACCCCCGGTCTTCTCCCGGTGCCGGTCCTCGGCCCCGTGTTCCAGGACCTCAACTACGTCCGCCCCGTCGTCGCCGCAGTCGGCGCCCGCGCGATGCCCGACGGTGGCAACCAGAAGACGTTCATTCGTCCGACGTGGACCACGCACACCAGCGTCGCCGCCCAGTCCCCGGAACTGAACCCCGTGTCGGCCACCACGCCGGTGATCGCGTCCAACGTCGTCAGCAAGACCACCCTTGCCGGTCAGGTCACCCTGTCGGTGCAGGACATCGACTTCACCAGCCCGGCCGCCATGGAAATCATCCTGCGTGACCTCGCCTCGCAGTACCTCCTGGCTTCGGACAACGTCGCCGCTGACGCCATCACCTCAGGTGCATCCGCCTCAGGCTCCACCTGGACGTTCAACACGACCGACCCGTCCACGCTGATCACCGCGCTGTACGACGCCGCCACCGACATCCTCAGCGCCAGCAACTTCCTCCCCGACCACGTCTTCGTTTCGCCGAACGTGTGGAAGCTCCTCGGACAGCAGCTTGACGCCGACAAGCGCCCCGTGTTCCCGTACGCCGGCGCCGCCGGTCTCATGGGCGTCAACGGTGCAGGTGCCGCCAACATCACCCAGGCCAACACGTTCAACCCGTTCGGCCTTAACCTGGTGGTGGACCGCAACTTCGCCAACAACACGATGGTCGTCGCCAAGGGTTCCGCCATCGAGTTCTACGAGCAGATCCGCGGCCTCATGTCCGTGGAGGCGCCGTCCACGCTGGGCCGCACCTTCTCGTACTACGGCTACGTCGCCACGTTCATCGCAGACAGCGACCTCGTCAAGTCCATCACCGTCTCGCCCTGATCCGGGCCTGAGGGACTAGTCATGTCGGAGATTGCGTACGTCGTCCGGGCCATGCGTCTGGACGACTACGCAGTCATCCAACTACTGACCAACGTTGACGTTACCGTCAGCCAAGAAATCGAAATAGCCGGTGTCGGCGCAGGCTTCAACGACTCAGGCGTCATCGTCACGGCGCTGCCCCAGTACGAGTTCATCGGGGTGGACAACCTTGGCGAACTGCAGTTCAACTACGAGAACCCGATACCGAATCAGGTTCTGTACCAGAACCCGGGCACAAACGTCACCTACTACGCAGTTGATCCGTACGGAACGCTGGAATGGAACCCTGTTTGCACATGGATTACCAGCACCAACGTGACCGAATGGCTGGGTATTTCGGTCGCCACTGCCAATGACACCGCGTTCATCACGAAGTGCGTGTCGGCTGCCAACGCGTTTGCGTATCGGCGCAGACAGGAATCGGGCTACTTGACCGATGAACTGCACACCAGCCCCGGCGGCGACGTAACCCTTGGAACCATCATGTACGCCGCACTGCTGTACAGGGAACGCGGATCCGCAGACTCGTTCGCATCGTTTGACTCGATGGGGACGTTCCCTGTGCCGTCAGCCCTTGGGCGCATCCTCCAGTTGCTGGGTGTCGGCCGTCCGCAGGTTGCGTAATGGCTGCCACCGGCATCCTGTGGGACGCGGTCAACGCCACCAAAACCGCGCTAGTGGCCCTGAACCTCGGCTACGAGGTTGTCACGGACCCACGCAACGCCCGCCCCATGACCCTGTTTCTGGAGCTTCCCACCGTCGAGGCGTTCACCTACAACGTCGGCGACATCACCCTCGTTATTCGCATCTGCGCCCCACCGCCCGGCAACCAGGACGCATCTGACTGGTTGCTGACACAAGCAGATAAAATAATGAACAGTTCAATAGCCGTGACAGACCTCCGCCCGTCTGTCATGATTATTGGCGGCGGTCAGGAACTGCCGACATACGACCTCACCGTGCGGGTAGCCGTACGGCGCAACTAGCAAAAGGACAACCCATGGCCACCAGCACATTCCTTTCCAACGCGACGGTGAACATCACCCAGGGCGTCACCACGACCGACCTGTCGGATCAGTGCCGCAGCGTCACCATCACCGTCGGCCAGGACCCGCTGGAGTCAACCGCCATGGGCGACACCGGGCACCGTTTTGTCGGCGGCCTTCAGAGCGTCGAGGTCACGCTCGAGATGTTCCTGTCGTACGGCGCATCCGAGGTGGAAGGCGTCCTGTCGTCCTGTGTCGGCACCGGCACCACCGTCCTGACCATCAGCCCGTCCGGAACCACAGAGTCGGCCACCAACCCCGAGTACGTCATCACCAACGCCATGCTGGAGAACTTCACCCCCATCGCCAGCACCGTCGGCGAGCTTGCCATGGTCACCGCCACGTTTACCGGCGGCACCTGGGTCCGCGACGTCACCTGATCCCCAACCTAAGGAGAAACCATGCAACTGAACCTGCATGTCACCACCAACGACGGCGACGACTACACAGTCACTACCAACCTGTTCGTCGTTGTTGCGTGGGAACGCAAATACAAGCGGAAAGCGTCCGAACTGTCAGCCGGCATCGGCGTCGAGGACCTGGCGTTTATGGCGTACGAATCCTGCAAACAGTCAGGCATCACCGTTCCCGCCGTGTTTGACGACTACATCAAGAAGCTCGCCGCTATCGAGGTTGTGGGGCAGGAACCCGAAAACCCTTCCTGAAAGGCTCGTACCACTACTCGCTAGCGGTGGTGCTGGTTTCCACCGGGTACTGGCCTCCACAGATACCTTTTGAGGGGCGCGACCTGGCGACAGTGGTTACAATCTTGAACGAGCAAGCAAGGAAACAGCGATGACTGCCAGCATGAACCTAGAAATTGGTGGTGCCAAAGACGCAATCAAAGCTTTGCGCAGAATTGACCCCGAACTGCGGAAACAGTTCAACAGGGACGCCGCCCAGATCATGAAACCTGCGTTGGACCGCATCAAAGCGTCGTACCCAGAACAACTGCCGTCAGGCATGCAACGCGCATGGAAAATGCGTTCAGGGTTCGCGCAATTCCCGTACGACGTCAAGAAAATGCGTCGAGGCGTCAAGTTCAAGATTGACACCCGCCGCAAGTCAGCCACCGTCATGCGTTTGGTGCAGACCGAACCGTCAGCTGTGTTCATTGAGTTTGTGGGCCGTAAACAAATGCCTCGAATCTCTCAGGTGTTGACTCGGTTCTATGGACCGCCCGGACGTTTCATGTGGCCAGCCGCCGAAAAAGCAATTCCCGACGTCATTGACGAATTAAAAAAGCGTGTCTTCAAGGCCACGCGTGACGTACAGGACGCCCTCTAATGGCAATAACTATCCCCATCATTTCCGAGTACGACGGCAAG